GCACCTGTCGGAGGCCCTGGGATGCTAGCGGGTTGGCGTATACGCCGTCGCATAGGCCGGTGGCGCTGGTGGCTCCGATGCCGGTGGGGATGAGCACGCCGTTGGACAGGGTGAAGTCCTCGGCATATCTCCACGAGTTGTCGATGGCTTTGGTGCGGGCCGGGAATTCGCCGATCTTGGTGTAGTTCGCCGTCGATGTCTTGCTGGCCTTGGTGATGTCGAACACGCGGTAGATGTCGAGTCGGCCCTTGTCGTCGCTTTCCTTGACGGCGTTGACGATGATGTCGGCGTCGGTCTCGTAGATGCCGTTGAACAGTTCGATGCCCTGTAGGCGGATGGGTTGGTGGTTGGCGGCGAACGCGGCGGATGGGCGGCCGTCGGTGCCGAGCAGCTTGTCGGTGGCCCCGGTCTTCCACGGCATGCTGCTGACGAAGCATGCGGTGGTCGTGGTGATGGCGTCGCCGTCGAGGTTGAGGGCGGTGTTGTTGGCGTCGAGGTTGGTCTTGCTCAGGATGGTGCGGGCGCGGGCGGCGCTGTAGTTGCCGGCGCTGTTGCGTTCCTTGTCGGTGCCGATGTTGATGGTGCTGCCGATGTCGAAGTTGCCGGCGCTGCTGGTGGCGATGATGACGCGCTTGACGCCGGTTTCGGCCTTGGTGACGGCGGTCTGCGGCGTGTACTGCCAGCAGCCGCCGAGCACGTCCGAGTTTTTGGTGGCGTATTTGAGCATGAGCATGAGCTGGATGTAGAAGTTGTCGCCGGCGCAGCGGCCGGCGTAGCCCTTGCCTTTTTTGAGCGCGTAGTCGATGGCTCGGTTCTGGGAGCCGAATTCTCGGTCGATCTCCTTGCCGCTGACGGACAGGGGGCGTTGCTGGGAGTCGAGGGAGGCGGCGTATTTCGCGAACAACAGGCATGGCCGTTTGCTGCCGTCGGGCAGCAGCACGCCGGGCAATGGCGCATAGCCGTCGTACTGGGTGTCGCTGTACAGGAATTCGTTGTGGGTGCTCGTGCTGTCGAGCTTGTAGTATCCGGGGCATGTCATGACGTACACGTCGCCGTTGCTGCCGTCGCGTTTGAAGCGGGTGTCGATGCCGTCGATGGCGGTGACGTGGGGCACGCCGTCGTCGTCCACGGTGGCGTTCACGTCCCACACGCGGAAGGCGTTCAGGGGCACGTAGTCGTCGCGGCCGGCCTTGTCGTTGGTGCTGATCTCGATGGCCAGGTTGGCGTTGTCTCGGGTCTTCACGCCCGTTGGCGTGTTGCTGTACGTGTATTTGGGGAATTTCACGCCGTACACCTTGCCGTCCTTGTGGGCGGCGAAGTAGCTGGCGATGTTGCCGTATTCGCCCTTGGTGCCGTCGTACTCGAAGCGCACGCCCTTGGCGGCGTTGGCGTGCACCTTGGCGATGAGCTGGGCGGTGTCGGCGAGGGTCATGACCTTCTGCGTGTTCGCCATGATGGCTCCTTCCTGTTTATCGGTTGATGATGTCGAGCGCCCAGTCGATGTCGGACTGGGTGAGCGGCGGGATCGTTTCGGCGTCGGACAATGCCGGCGCGATCACGGTGTCGTACTGGGCGTCTATGTCGGCTTGAGTCGCGAAGACCACGCCTGCGGCCGCACTGGCGGCGATCTTGGCCTTGCAGTCGTCGGAGAGCTGCCGGTATTCGATCACGCTGGTGCGTGCCGCGTCGGCCGCGTCCTTGGCCTCGCCGGCCGCGCTGACGGCCTTGTTGATGGCCGTGGTCGCGTCGTCGATGAGCTTGTCGAGCACGCCCATCTGATCCTGCGCGTCGGGCGCGGTCGCGTCGAACACGGCTCGTTCGACGATGCCGTGGAAGTTGCGCGAACAGGTCCTCGTGCCGTTGACGCTGACCTCGATGCCCATGAGGATCGCGCCGGCGCGCTGCAACGCCTTGCGCGGCACGGCGACGCGGTACGTGGCCGTGGGGGTGCCGAACACTGCCGGCATGCTCACGCGGTCGCCCAGCCCGCTGCCGGGCGTGGTGTTGTAGGCGAGCGCGCAGGTGATGCCGGTGGTGTCGGTGATGGGGGTGCCGTTGTCGGTGAGTTCGACGGTGATGGTGCGGCCGTTGATGTCGCCGGCGTTGAGGCGCACGTCCGGCACGTAGTCGTTGGCGAAGTCGAGTTTGAGTGGGTCGCCGCTTGCGGTGCGGAATGCGTCAAGCGTTGCCATTGCCGTCGTCCTTGTTTTCGAGCTGGCTGCGGAGTTCGGCTATCTGCGCGTCCTTGATGTCGCACATGGCGGCGAGTGTGGCGATCTGCCGGTTCGCGTCGGCAAGTTGTTCGGAAAGCTTCTGCGATACGAGTCGGTCGAAGCTGACGTACTGCTGGTCATCGTTCATTTTTCTACTACCTTTCATCTGGTTATTGGTTGCGGCATGAGGCTTGCGTAGAAGCTTTCCTCGGCGTTGTCGATGGCATTGGCAACCGTCTTGTCTGAGAGCAGGTCGGAAAGCGCCTGTGCGTCAACGCAGGACGTGTCTATGCCGGTTCCGGCGTCTGAGTCTTCGAGGGCGTATGTCGATACCGATTGCGCCTGTTGCGGGATGGTTGGTAGGTACATGCCTTTTCTGGTGTCGTTGCGGGCTACAGTCAGCGGATCGTTCTGGACGGTTCCGTCATCGGCGAGCATTGACATGTCCGCCGCACTGTCGTTCAGCGCCGCTTCGAGCGCTTCATAGGCCTCCGTCCAGACCCCCCTGCCGGTTGACGGATCGTATCGCGTCGTGTCCTCGACGCCTTGCATTATCGCGGCGACTGCTTCGGCTGTGGATCCAAGTCCGAGCAGTGCCGTCCAGGATGCAATGGTTCCTGGGGAGAACACGAATTGCTGGTATCCGTTGACGGGTTCGTCACAGTCGACGATGATGTTCCCGTCGCTCATTGTCATGGTTTGTCTCATGTTTGGCTTTCCTTATTTGACGAGCCATCCGAAGGTGTCGCAATACATGTCGACCGTACATGGGTTTCGGTCGGCGTTGTACATTAGGATGTCCCATCCGGATTGTCCTCCGGTGTTTTTGACGTGCATGATGATGCCGCCCCATTCTCCGTCCGCGTTTGCGACGGCGTAGTATCTGCCGTATTTTGCCGGCGATGACGCGGTGAAGTGCACGTTCACGGCCGCGCCGACCGATATTGCCCCGCCGTTCGGCATCCATGCCTTCCATGCCGCGTCACCAATGAACGTGTGACGGTTCGTATAACCCCCGAGGAAGCCCCCTAGGTAGAGGTATCCTGTGTTGATGTCCGCCTTCACTCCGACGACGCCGTTTGGATCCCATGCCGCAAGTTCCGAATACGTGTCCATCGCGTTTGTGTCTGGAGAGGCCGAAGACACCAGTCGTGCGCCGGAGCTTTTCGCGTCATTTGACGACAGGCTGTAGTCGCGCATGACGAGTGCCTGGAAGACACCTCGCATCTTGGCGTTGTCGGTTTTCGTGCTGCCGACTCGTACGAAGGCGCCTGGATCTGTGTTCGCGCGACGACCGCCGTTGAAGGTGAGCGTCGAGATCTCGCCCACCTCGGAATTCGTGGACTCGGCGGCGATGTATGGCTGCTGCGCCGCCGTGGTCGCGTGGATGAACGAGATGCCGGCGCCGGTGATGTCGGCGGTTCCGCCGACTGGTGCCTGCTTGAAGCTCGGGCTCATCCACAGTCGTGAGCCGGACGTGCCAGTCTGGAAGGTGCCGGTGAGCGTGTTGTGGCTGCCGTTGCCGTCGAGATGAACCGTTTCGACTCCGTTCGCGTCGCTCATGCTGAAGATTCCGGTGTCGAGGTTCCAGTAGCTTCTCGCGCCGCTGATGATGCCGGACCGCAGGTATGTGGCATTGACGTACAGCAGGTTGTTGCTCATGTAGAGGCCTTGGAGTTTGCCTCCGTCGGTGAGCTTGTTGAAGATGTACTGCTGTGTGAGCGCCTTTTCGAACGTGTTCACATGGCTCGTGGCCGTGTTGTCGGCATACGATTTGGCGGCTTCGAGCGTGCTGGTGTCGCCGTCGGCTGCCGCCTTCTTGGCGGCTTCGAGGGCAGCGTTCGCCTTGTTCGTCGCGTCCGTCGAGGCGGCTTTCTTGGCGTTGGCTTCCGCGCTGTTCGCCTTCTTGGTAGCATCGGCGGCCGCAGCGGATTGCGCGGCGTTTGCTTTGCTTGCGGCGTCGGCCTTGGCTGAGGTGAGCGTGTCCGTTCCGATGCCGTCGGCGTACTTCTTGGCCGCAGCCTCGGCTTCGGAGGTGAGCCGCTGCGCCGCCGTGGTGGTGGCGAGGTCGCTCGCCTTGTTGCCGGCAATGGTACTGGTTCCAGCCAGTCGGAATTCGCCGGTGGTCATGTCCCAGTACTGCAAGCCCTTCTTGTCGGTCAGGATGCCCGCCTTGACGAGGTTCGCGTCCAGGACGCCGGACTTGACGTAGGACGCGTTGGCATACAGGTTGCCGTCCTGCATGAACAGGCCTTGGATCTTGCCGTAGTTCGTGAGCCGGTCGAACACGCTCTTCTGCCCAAGGGACTCGTCCAAGGCGTCCACGTACGCCTGCGCCGCCTTCTTGGCGGCTTCGAGGGCCGCGTTCGCCTTGTTCGTCGCGTCCGTCGAGGCGGACGCGAGCGCGTTCTTTCGGGCCTCTTCGGCTTTCGCCTGCGCGTAGTCCTTGGCAGCGGCGAGGTTGTCGAGGTCGGTCTGGTCGGACTCACGCTTCATCTGGTCGGCGTACTTCTTCGCTGCGGCGAGCGCTGCCGACGATGAGTCTCCGGCGATCGCGTCGACCGTTTTTCCTCCGACCGTCGTCCGTGCGGAGAGTTTGAAGTCGCCGGTGTCGAGGTTCCAGCTGTTGTAGCCTGCGGCATCGGAGAGCAGGCCGGTGTAGATCGCGTCGGCGAAGATGCCCTTGCCGTTGGCGAGCGATCGGAAGTCCCAGTCTCCGTTTGCTTTCCTGTGGTCGGCGATGCGCCAGTAGCCGCCGCCGATGTGGATGCATTGGGTGGGGTTCTGGTCTTCGGGCTTGTCGTACACGTAGATGCCTTGGCCGGGTTTGAGGTACGTGTATCCGCCGGTGGCGTTCATGATCTGGTTGATACGGTCGATGAGGTCCTTCATGTACGGGCCGGTGCCGCCGGCGGCGCTGTTCCATGCGCCGGAGTTGGAGACGAGTTTGTCGAGCGCCTGCTGTTGGGCGGCGAGGCGCTGCGTGTAGGATTGCCGGATGTTGCCGAGGGTGATCTTGGTGTCGGCGAGGCTGCCGGCAAGGTCTTCCTCGATCTGGAGGATGCGGCCGACGAGGCGCAATGGTGCGGCGAAGCTGGTGTCGATGATCTGCACGCTGTCGCCGACGTCCGTGCCTTCCGCGCTGAGGCCGGCTTGTCCGAGGGCGGTCACGTCGGCCGTGTAGGAGACGACGGGCGTGGCGCGGGTCTTGAGCGCCGCTTTGGTGAGGTTTAGGAGTTCCTGGGGGTCTTCGCAGTCCGGGAAGTCCACGCTTGCCTCGCTGTGGTGTCTGGTGCCGTCGGGGCCGGGTATGCCCCAGTTGGCGAGCGCTTGGTCGTCTTGGACGTAGGGTTTGCCGTTGTTGACGTCGGCGAAGCTGATTTTGCGGCTGTATCCGCCGGTGGCCTCGCCTTGGTCGTTGGTTTGTTCGATGCCTTTGCCCCACCCGTAGAGGCGGGTGATGACGTCGCCGCTGTCGATGTCGCGTTTGATTTGGGTGAGGTCTTTGCCGTATTCGAAGCGTTTCGTGGTGTTGGCGGAGCCTCGGTGTTCGACGAGGTGGATGATGCGCCGGCCGATCCGGTTGCCGGTCGGGTCGGGCTGGACTTCGGTCTGGACTTCGAGCCCGTAGGTGTCGGCGGTCTTCTGGACGGCTTCGAGGACGGTGCAGTGGTAGAAGCTGAGGTCGGCCGTGCCGGTGAGGGTGCCGGTCTCGACGGTGCCGACCGCCCACCGGGTGCCTTCCAATGCCTTGGCGAGGCAGGCTTTGGCGTTCGCGTTGCGGTTGCGTTTGTCCTCGATATAGGTGCGCGAGAGTTCGGCGATGCTGCCGGTGCAGTAGGCGACGGTGACGGGCATGCCTGCGGCGCGGGCGGTCTGGGTGGACTGGCACAGGTATTCCGCCCAACGGCCCATCGAGTCCTTGAACACGATGCGTTCGTCCTTGTTGATCTCGCCGATGGTGGTGATGTCGAGGGTGTCGGTGCCGTCGGTGGCTCTGGTGCGGATGGCTTTGATGGCGTATGGGAGGTCGCCGAGCGGGTTGCCCCAGCGGTCGAAGATCATGTAACGCATGGTCGTGTCTCCTAGATGAGGGTGAGCGGCCGGTAGGTGAGGATGCCGGCGCAGCCGGTGAGGGCGAGCGTGTGCACGCCGGGCGGCAGGGGGAAGTAGTCGGATTCGAGGGTCGGAGCCATGAGGTTGCCGTTGACGCGCAGCTCCCGGTGGTCGGGGTCGGTGATGATGCTGATTCGTCCGGTGATGGCGGTGGTGGACGCGACGGCGAGGGTGTGGCCGTGCGCGTCCTTGATGCTGACGGTCTTGGCGTTGGCGGCGGGGGTGAGCGTCCATGTGGGCCAGCATGGCCGGTTGCCTTTGACGTGGATCGTGTTCGCGCCCGTTTTGAGCGCGATGGATCGGCCGCGGCCGATCAGGTAGGGGTGGGCGTCGATGCTCACGGTGACGAGCGTGGCGATCTGGCGGGGGCCGGCCCATTTGTCCGCCCATGCGCCGAGGCTCATGCGGCCTCGGTATTCGCCGGGCAGGCTGCGCCATGAGAGCGTGACGATGGTGCCGGCGAGGGCGGCGAGGCGGGTTTTGGCGGCGAGGATGTCGTCTTCGCCGCCGATCGCGTACAGGTTGAGCGTGATGGCGCGGTTGCCCATGTACGCGGCCCCGGTGGGGTCTTCGAGGGTGAGGTCGAGTTGTCCGTCGCGGCCGGGCATGTCCTGCGTGCTGGTTGTGGGCTTGGTGGCGTCGATGGTGATGCCGTCGGCGGCGAGGGAGAACATCATGCGCTCCAGCGGGACGCCGTTGAGCGTGGGGTCTTCGACATGCGGCAGGCGCATGCGTCGCTGGTAGAGCATGATGCTTTCCTCTCTGGTTTTAACGGCCTCTCATGGCAAGGCTGTTGAGTTCGTAGCTCATTGGTTTGGCGAGTTTGCCGGCCATGACCTCGCCGCCACGGTCGTTGAGGTTGAGCGTGATGCCGGCGGCGAGGGCCGCGTCGATCGCGTCGATGATGTCCTGTTTGGTGGCGTATTCGCCGGCCTGTTCGTCCATCGTGTACGCGATCCGGCCGCCGTTGACGGTGCCGTGGTATGCGAGCGGGGTTTCGAGTCGGCTGGTGTCGGTCTTCAGGCTGACGGTCGGGACCATGTCGGTCAGTCCGTCGATGCTGTCGGCGACGAGGCCGCTGGCCTTGTCGATGCCCTGGGCCATGCCGGCGGGTATCCATTTGCCGACCTCGTCCCTAAAGATGCGTGACGGGCTGTGGATGCCGAGCACGCTCTTGGCCCAGCCGACGAGGCTGCTGCCGAGGTTGCTGATCGTGTTCCTGACCCATTGGAACGCGCCGCCGATGCCGTTGATGAGGCCGCTGATGACCTGACGACCCGTGTCGTACAGCCATTGGCCGGCGCCGCCGACCGCGCCGAGCACGGTGCTTTTGATGCGGCCGACGGTGTTGCTCACGTTCTGGATGCCGTTGGACACGGCCGACGTGATCCCGTGCCAGATGTTTCCAAGGAACGAGCTGACGCTGTTCCATACGCTCGTCCATACGCCGCTGATGGCGTTCAGGACGGTCGAGATGGTGTTGCGCACATTCTGGATGTATGTGGACACCACGCCGCTGATCGCGTTCCAGATGGCGGATGCGACGGACTTGACCGCGTTCCAGATGCTCGTCCACACGCCGGCGATCGCGTTGAGGACGCTGCCGATCGTGTTCCTGATGCCGTTGATGATCGGCGTGAAGAACGCGACGATCTTGTTCCATACGTCGGTGAAGAACGTGCTGATGGCGGTCCATACGGTGGTCCAGACGGTCTTGATTGCGTCGAGGGTGTTCGACAGGAACGCTTTGATGCCGTCCCATGTGGTCGTGAAGAACGATTTGATTGCGTCCCATGCGCCTTGCCAGTCTCCCTTGAGGAGGCTGAGGAACACGGCGATGACGGTGTGGATCGCGTTCACCACGGTCGAGATGTAGCCGCTGATGAGCGTGAAGATCGTGTTGACGACGTTGTAGATCGCCGTCCAGATGGTGCTCCATACGGTGTTCGTGCTGTTCATCTGCTGGGTGATGAACGAGAGTATCCAGCCGAACACGGTGTTGATGCCGTTCTGGATCGCCTGCAAGGGTGCGACGATGAGCGCGCCGATGACGGTGAACACGTTGACGATGAAGTCGCGTATCCCGTTGAATATCGTCGTGGCGGTCGTGCTGATGCCGGTCCACACGCCGGACAGGAACGTGGTGATCGACGTCCATGCGCCGGTGACGCCGCCGCTGATCGTCTGCCATAGGCCCGTGAAGAAGCCGGCGATGCCGTTCCATGCGGATTGCACGCCGCCGGTGATCGTCGCCCATAGGTTGGCGAGGAATTCGCCGAGCCCGTTCCATATCGCCTTGGCGCCCTCCACGAGCGCGGCCCATGTCTCGGACAGCCATGAGGTGAACGCGGCCCATGCCTTGCGGCCTACCTCGGTCTGGGTGAAGAACCAGACGAGCGCGGCCACGACGGCCGCGACGGCGACGACGATCGCGCCGATGGGGTTGGCGGCTATGACGGCGTTGAACGCGCCCTGCACGGCGGTCGCCATCTTCGTGGCCGTGCTCCATGCGGTCTGAGCCGTCTTGACGAGGCTCAGCCCTCCGGCCATCTGCTTGAGCATGGCGACCGGGCCGCCCAAGTCCATCATGAGCATGATGCCGTTGCTGATGCCCTTGGCGGCGGTCGTCACCGTGTTCATGGTTCCGGTGAGCGCCTGTAGACCGCTGTTGAGCGCCTGATAGCCCTTGACTGCGGCGAACGCGGTGCCGATGCCGATGATGATGGGCGCGAGTTCCTTGCCGTGCTGGATGAACCAGTTGAGCGTGTCGGCGACGAGTTTGATGCCGTCGGCGAGACCTTCGGGAGGGATCATGTGCGCCCAGTCGATGACCATGTTGACGACGCCCATGATCGCGTCCCTGATGGTGTCCCACGCGGATTTGAACGCGGTGATCGCGCCGTTTTCCTCCAGTTTGGAGTAGAGGCGCTGGAACCAGCCGATGAGCCCTTCGATGCCTGCCTGGACGACGGGCACGGCGTTGGTGACGCCGTCGGCGATCCAGCTCATGCCGCCGGTGATGGCGGGTTTGACGCTGTCGAGCACGCTCGCGCCGAGCTTGACGAACGCGGCTTCGAGGTTGCCGGTGGCTCCCTCGATGGTGCTGGCGGATGTGGCGGCTTCCACGGCGGCGTCGGTGAAGCCGAGCGACATGATCGCGTCGTTGAATTCCTGCGCGGTGATCTGCCCGTCGGCCATCGCGTCGCGGAAGTTGCCGGTGTAGGCTCCGGCCTCCTTGAGTGCCTGTTGGATTTTGCCGCTCGCGCCGGGGATCGCGTCCGAGAGCTGGTTCCAGTTCTCGGTCGTGAGTTTTCCCTGGCCGGCGGTCTGCGTCAGCACCATCGCCACGGACTTGAAGGTGTCGGCGGAGCCGCCGGCGACGGCGTTGAGGTTGCCTGCGGCTTCGGCGAGCTTGTCGTAGTTGGGCACGCCGTTGGCGGCGAGCTGGGCGGTGGTGTTGCGGATGTCGTTGAGGTCGTAGACGGTCTTGTCGGCGTAGTCCTGCGTGCTGGCGGTGAGTCGTTTGATCTGCTGTTCGCTGACGCCGGCGAAGTTCAGGGTGCTGGCGAACTTCTGGGCGCTGTCGGATGCGCTGGTGATCTCGCCGGACAGGCCCATGAACGCTTCGATGGCCTTGCCCGCGACGCTTTGCGCGATGCCGGTGATGACGCCGAGTTTCGCGCCGAAGCCGCCGGCGAAGCCGTTGCCGGCTTTGATGCCGGCGGTGTTGCCGGCGGTTTCCGATGCGCTGCCGAACGCCGATTCGATGGCCTTGCCGACGCCCTTCATGCTGGGCACGATCTGTACGAACGCGGTGGCGATCTCGATTGCCATGCTATGCCTCCCTGATGGTGGTGCGCGGTGCGGCCAGGTATGCGGCTAGTTGTTCGTCGTCCATCGCCATGACCTCGCCGCCCGTGGCTTCATGCCGGACGGTGCCGGGGCGTTGGAGTTGTCCGCGCCAGCGCGCGCCCTTGCGTGAGGCTTCCTTGGTTTTCGTCCAGGCGAGGAACGCGAGGCTGTCGCGGATGTCGGCGAGGAGGTAGGTTTGGTCGTCCCATGCGAGGCGCGGGTTGAGTTTTTGCCAGATGATGGACTGGCGGGGGAGGTTGGCGGCCAGTGCGGCCGCCCGGTTGGCGGGCAGTTCGCCAGTCCATATGAGGTCGGTGTTAAGCCCATAGAAACGCTGGAAGTCCGCTTCGAGCGCGTCGGGTGCCGTGGCGAGCATTCCTATGAGCGTCAGGAGTTTGGGGCGACCTGTTCGAGGAGCTGGGCGATGAATTCGCTGACCTTGTCGATGCTCACGCGCCCGGTGTCGGGGTCGCGCAATGCGTCCTTCATGGCCGTGTACTGGGGGCCGCAGAGCTTCTTGAGGAAGGGGACGATGGCGAACGCGCCGGCACCGTTGCCGGACTGGGCGGTTTGGAGGTCGTAGAGGTATTCGACCATGTCGAGGTCGTCGAAGATCGCGGGGCTGACGGCGAGGGTGACGCCCATGGCCTCGACGGTCTTGGGCTGGTTTTTCGGGGTTTTGTGGTCCTGCGGCTGCTTGGCTGCCATATGCGTGTCCTTTCAGAGGGGTGCGCCCGCCGGACGGCGGGCGCGGGGTGGGATCACTTGCTGAGCGAGGCGGTGGCGACGTTGGCGATGTATTCGACGCTGGTGGCTCCGTTGATGAGGTCGCTCGGGTTGGCGCTCATGGTCACGCCGTAGCCGATGGCGTCGCCGGCGCTGTAGTTGGTGTCGTCGAATTCGGTGATGGTGCCGTCGGCGACGACGATGCGCTTGACTCGGTTGCCGGTCATGGCGATCTCGAACACGAGCACGAGGCTTTCGCCGGACGGGATGGCGTGGTAGACGGTGAGCTTGTCTGCGGTGCCGGTGACGTTCGCGGTGCCGAAGCGCAGTTTGAGGCTGGCTTCGTTGGTTTCGATCATGTCGAACTGCCATGTCTCGCCGTAGCCGCTGATCTCGGACAGCACCTTGATGCCGCCCATCTCGTTGATGTCGGTGGTGTCGGTGTCGGTGGCGTTGGTGACGCCGTCCTCCGACAGGTAGCCGACGCAGGTGTATGTTGCCGGCAGGGCTGTGGTGGCGTCGGTCGGCAGGGCGGTTCCTGCGGGCGCGTAGTAGAGGCAGCCGGTCTTCTTGGGCTTGCCGAGGCTGACGTTTTTCTTGTTGTTGTAGTTGGTTTCGGCCATGATGGTGCCTTTCGATGGTTGGCGTCGCCTTATTGGGCGGCGGCGTCGAGCTGGATGGTGATCTGGTATCGGGGCTGGGGCGGCGGGCCGGGGTCGGGGAAGTCGATGACGCTTTCCACGGTGACGGCGGCGATGGGGTCGAGCAGGTCGAGGTCGAGCAGTCGGGGCAGCACTTGGCCCGTGGCGAGCTGGGCGGCTTGCCATCGGGTTTCGGCCCAGACCTGCACGGCGATGGTGGGGCGGCTGCTGTATTCGAGTTCCCGGCCGCCTACCCGTTCGATGGTCACGAACCGTTGCGGGCGGTCGGCGGGGACTTCGAGGTATGCGGTCAGCCCGTCGCCGTTGGGGTCGGCGTCGATCCAGTCCTTGACTGTTTTTTCGAGGTTGAGCGCCAAGTCAGCCCACCGCCTTGAGCAGTGTGTTGTGTTTGGCGTTGTCGTAGGCGGCCGCGCCGCTGCCCTTGGTGGTGGCGAGTGCGACCGAGCCGTGGTCGGTGGTGCGGGCCACGGCGTGGTCGTAGTGGGCGTTTTTGGTTTGCGCCAGCTCGTTGGCCGTGTCGGCGATGCGTTTGGCCTGCTCGGTGATGGCGTGCATGGCTCCGGCGGATTGGCGGATTTGGCGGAATCCTGCGAGGTTGAGTTTGACTTTCGCCATGTGTTGCGCTCCTATCCTCTGGTGTCGGCGAGTTCGACGGTGAGGTTCCATCGGGTCGGTGTGAGGCCGCCGTCGTAGGGGCGGGGGTCGCCGATCACGGTGTATTCGACGCCGTCGATGCGTGCTTTGGCTCCGCGCAGGCTTTGGTAGGGCCATGCGCGGGGCATGTGGATGGTTTTGGCGACTTGGATGCCGTTGGGGCGGGTGCTGTCGGTGAGGTTCGACTGGGAGCCGTCCTGTATGAGCACGTCGTCGATTTGTTCCTCGTGGGTGTTCCAGATGATGCCGCCGCCGGGGTCGTGGCCGGCCGGGGTGCGGTGGATGAGGGTGATGGTTTCGCCTCTCACGTCGCGCCTCCGGCCATGTCGTATGCCCATGCCTCGCCGTCGCCGCCCAAGGCTTCCTTCTCGCTCGTGGTGAGGTAGAGGTCGCCGGCGGGGTTGGCGTAGCTCAGGCTTTCGCTGTAGCTGCCGGCCGTCTGGGTGCTTTGGGTGACGCCCGACATGTCGGGGCCGGCCTGCATGGCTCGTTTGACGACCATGCAGGCGATGCGCTTCAGTGTGGCGGGCTTGGCGGCGGGCCAGCGCGGGCAGGTGGTGCGGATCAGGTCGGATGCGTCCGCGAGCAGCGCTTCGGCGCGTTTGTATTCCTCGCCGGTGAGCGCATGCCAGCGTGCTTCGAGGTCTCCGAACTGCGCGAACGGCTCGCCGTCATCCACGGCACTATCGCCGCCCGTGCCGCCATCGGTCTGATTGCCGGACAGGTTGAACGGTTGGAGTGGGTAGCCGTCCATATTGCCTCCCTTTAGGCGAGCACGCCGGCGGCCTTGAGCTTGGTCAGTGTGGAGTTGACCTTCGCGATGATGGCCGCCGAGTCGGCGTCGGCCGCGAGCTGCGGTTCGGCCGCCTGCTGGAGCACGCCGCCGCGAGCGCTGGTTGTCGGCGCGGGCGTGGCGAATGTGCTGGGCTTGCCGGTGATCGCGCTCCATGCGGGGGCTGCGGCCGGGTAGGTGGACGGTTTGCCGGTGATGGCAGACCATGCGATGGTCGCGACGCCTTCGGCGAAGGGCGTGCCGTCGGGCTTGACCAGACGCACGGGAATGGACAGGCCGGTCTCGTCGGACTCGTCGTGTTCCTGCACTACGAGCGTCTGGGTGAGGGGCGCTGCCATTACTTGCTCGCCTTGACGGAGGATGTGGACTTCTTGAGCACGGCGATGCCCTTGGGGTCGAGGATCGCGTAGGAGTACATGGCCTCGGTGCGGTAGGCGATCTGGTTGACGCCCTTGAGGTCCTTGCCGGTGTTGTCGGGGTCGCCGTATTCGATGATCTCGCTCCAGATGTCGCGTACCATGCCCCACTTGATGAGGCGGAAGTCGCCGAGGAAGGCGAGGATGCCGGTCGCCGGGGTGACGAGCCGGCCGTTGACCGTGCCGGACGTGGCGGCCGGGATGCCGTCGAGGTTGCCGACCTGAAGGTTGATCGGGATTTCCGGGTAGAAGCGCTGGCCGGTGGAGGGCACGCGAATCTTGCGCAGCTCGTTCGCCATGGTCTTGGACAGGGCGATGCCGTTGATGTCGTACTCGTCGCTGACGGCCTCCGCGAGGCTGTCGATGTCGGCGACGCGATCGTCGGTGGCCGGCACGCTGACCGCGCTTTTGGCGAGCGCGTTGAAGCCTTCGAGGGTCGTTTTCTTCTTGGGGTCGAAGGCGTGGTAGATGACGTAGTCGAGGACGCGGCCCATCGCTGCGGCCTGATCGGCCTGAATCTTGCTGATGATCTCCAGTTTGGCGTCTTCGTCGGCCCACTGGAGTTCGTTGCTGACGCGGGTGGTGGTCTGCACCTTGAAGCGCTTGCCGACGACCGGGGCGAGGGTTTCCTCGTAGCTGGACTTCTGTTCGCCTTCGGCGACGACTTCGGCTTCGGAATTGCCGGTGAAGACCATGTATTCCTTGTCGAGGAAGAGCTGTGGCTCGCTTGGGGACAGCGCGGCGATGGTGCTGGTGTCCTTTGCGCGCTTGGTGATGACGGTGGCTACTTCCTTGGGGAGCAGCACCTTGCTGGTGTCGAGTGCCATGGTTGGTTCCTTTCAGATGGTTGGTGGCGGTTAGTCTTTGTTGCCGAAGAGGCTGCGCACGTATGCCTTGGCTCGTTCGTCGGCGGTTTTGCCTTCGGGGTGCTGCGCCGGGTTGGGCACGTTCGGCAGCTTCGGCGCTGGGTGCACGAGCGGCTTGAGGATGTCGGCGTGCGCCTGAATCTCCTCTAGGGTGCTGCCGCGCAATGCTTCGGCCGGAATGCCGGTCTTGGCCGATACCTGTGCCTTCCATTCGGCCTGCTGTTCCTTGGCCTTGTAGGCGGCTACCTGCGCTTCGAGTTCCTGCGTGCGCTTGGCGGCCTTGTCGGCTTCGCTCATCTGGGATTCCTTGAGCTTTTCCAGCTCGTCGGCGGCGGCCTTGTTGGCCTTGGCCTTCTTTTCCCAGTCGCGCGAGTGGCCGAGCGCTTCCTTGTATTTGGCTTCCCAGTCGATCTCCTCGCCGTTGCCGTTCGGTTCGGCCGGCGGGGTGGCGTCGGGAGTGTCCGAACCGCCTTCGACTGGCGGCGCGATGTATCGGATATTGGGGTGCTGGAGGTTGAGGAACATGGTTGTTCTCCTTGTGGTCGAGCCCTTTCCGGGCATTAAAAAAGCCACCCGTGCGGGTGGCTGAAAACTCTTGGCCCGGTCTGCGGGCATGAAAAAGCCCCGGCGGATATCCGCCGGGGCTGGGATCAGTCGGCGAGCGCCAGTGCGATAAGGTTGCGGCTGGGCTGGCCGATGTGGTCTTTGGGTTTGTTGTGGTAGAGGCAGTGGAGCAGGTCGGCGCGCAGTTCGGCTTCGCTGAGGTTGATGCCTGTGTCTTCGATGTTGAAGTAGGGTTCGCCGAACTGGAGGCCGTAGCGGGCTAGGAGATCGTCGGTGTCTTCGCCTCGGTGCTGGGTGAAGTAGTCCTCTTCGCTCATGGTGTCGCCTCCCGGATCATCGTATTGAACATTTTAGCTGATTCCGGCATGAAGTTCTCGATGATGGCCCATGCGGCGGGGTTGGCGAGCTGGGCGTCGAGCATTTCGGCGAATGCCTCCGATGATTGGTGGCTTCCTTGTTGTTGGAAGTATCCGTTGGGGTGTCCTACGGTTTTGGGGTAGTCGTCGCCTAGCGCGGCTTGGAGCATGTCTTCGATGTTGCGGTCGGTTTTGGCGGTGCCGCGACGTACTTGCTGGCCGAGTTCCCAGAGTACGTGTTGGCGGTCGGATGGTTTGCCGTCGGCCATGAGCATCGCTTGCGTGCTGTTGTAGAGGTTTTGCGCGTCCTTGTTGAGCGTGTCGGCGAACATGGTTCCGTGGTGCGGACCGCTGGAGTACATGTTGCGGTCGAGTAGCCAGTCGAGCATGTGGCCGCTTTCGTGGAAGAGGTTCTGCACTGGGCGGTGTGCGCTGTCTCCGGCCATGACGGTGTCAAGGTTGAGGTAGATGCCGCCGTCGGAGGGGCTGAAGTAAGCGCCTTTGGACAGCCGTGTTTCTTTGATGTCGTATTGGGCGGCGTATTTGGCCCAGAGCCTCGCCGCGTCTTTGTGCTCGGTTTTGTTGAGGAGCCGGTTGACGCGGCGGGTATACGCTTCGCCGAGTTGTTGTTCGAGTCTGCTGCCTCGCGGGATGCGCAGGTCTGGCGAGAATTCTGATCCGTCGGTGAACATGTCCGGCGATTCGCTGCGCATCCACGAGAGCACGGTGTTGGGATCGCTGCCGGCTCCGGCCGCTTTGGCGGCGTTCTTTGCCTGCTGGTATATGGCCTTGAGTTTGTCGGGGTCGTAGCCGTCGATCTCGGTCTCTCCCCACGAGGGGACGATCTTGCAGTCGCAGTCGTGGTGGTATTTGTGCCACTTGCCGGCGGTGTCCTCGCTGGCATAGACGAAGCCTCGGGACGCGAGCATGGCGCAGAACGCGCAGGTCTTGCCTTGGGGCACTCGCGCGTATTTGGGGCGGGTGGGATCGTTCTGGGCGGTGAACCGTCCTGTGAGGCGTGCGGTCTCGTTGATGACGTCCTTGGCGAGGCGCGCCCAGTCGTCTTCGGTGTAGCCTCGCGTGTTGATGGCCCAGAGGTGATCCATGGTCAGGCCGGCTTTGCTTCGGCCGTTGATGACGTCGGTGAATTTCGCGCCGACGTGCATGGTGTTGTTGTAGCCGCCGACGATCTGCCAGAAGGCGCGGTCCGAGCTGACCTGCGCCTCCTTGTAGTCGGGCATGCTGATGCCGGCGGCTTCGGCCCATGCGGCTCGCACGTTCCTGTAATAGTCCTGTGCGATGAGGTTAGCCTTGCGCGCGTAGTCTTCCAGTTGGCGTCGGGCTTCGGTGGTGGGATCATCGCCGAAGTAGAGGCTGTTGGGCACCATCGTCTTGGCTTCGATGATGAGGTCGGCGAGCTCGTCCTGATAGTCGTCCCACATGTCGTTGAGGTGCCCGTTGAACGCTTTACGCTGCGCCGGGCTGAGGTTGCTCAGCGGCAGGCTGTTGCTGTCCATTGGCTGCGGCCTCCTGCGTGTCGGTCTTGGCGGTGGCGATCTTGGCGCGTAGTTCGTCGATGGCGTTCTGCGTGCGCTGCTGTTTCTCGTAGGCGCGATGGGCGGCGATCTCGTCCCATGTCAGGCCGGCGCGGCTCAGGCCCACGTCGCTGTCGGCGAAGGCGGGGTTGGTGGACGCGACCTTCTGGTACCAGTCGGCGCGGGCGGCGTCGCTGGCTTCCTTGGTGGGTGCCCAGATCGGTCGCAGTTGGCGGATGTCGGCTTCGTCCGCGCCCTGGGCGGCGAGCGCCATGGCGAGGATGCTTTTGATGCTTTCGCCGAAGCGTTTGTTTTGCCGGTCGGCGGTGCGGGAGAGTTTGCGTTCGGCTTCGGCCATGGCTTCGGCGCTGGCGGGGTTGTCCATGGTGATGCCGAGGTCGTTGACGGGGATGTCGGTTTCGCTGCTGACCATGAGGGCGACGGTTTTGAGCATGTCGGAGTGTGGCTGCATCGAGGCCTGTGTGAGTTGGCGCAGTTCGGGTTTTTCGCCGTTGCGGCCGGCGGGGATGCCGTTGATGACGCTGACGATGCTGCCCCATGTGTCGGGGCTTACCTGTCCTTTGTTGGCTCCGAGGAACCATATGCGTGGTGCCGCGTAGAATTCTGCGGTCGCTTCCATGCGCACGAGGGTGCGCAGTCCGAGGTCGGTGAGGGCCATGAGCGGGCGGGTGATGCGGCTGGAGCCGAGGGGGCGGTAGAGCTGCTGGTCGCTGACGATCGGCACGACGGTGGGGCGGTCGAAGCCGGTTTCGATGCGTTCGGCCTGCCATGTGCCGCCGTTGCGGCGGCACAGGTAGACCTTGCCTGGCAGCCATACGTCGAAGCGGGTGATGTAGCCGTCTTTGTCTTTGTCGCGGATGGTCATGGCTGCGCCGATCCTGTCGTTGCCCCAGTCCCATATGGCGCTGCTCCAGTCGGCGGCGCGGGGTGTGATCCGTATGTCGTCGTCGTCGCCGGAGATGGTCATGAAGCTGCATCCGTGCGTGTATGCGGACACGATGGCCTGCTGGATTTTCACGCCGAACGTGTTCGCCGCGACGAGGTCGTCTACCTGCGTCTGGAGGGTTTCGGGCGCGTCGATGCCTTCGAACACGGAAAGGTCGGCGAGCGCGCGGACGGCTTTGTTGGGCCAGCCGATCATTGGTTTGGCGAGGGCTTTCATGGCCGGCGGGATGCTGTAGGCGACGCCTTTGTAGTGGTAGTGGGCGAGGTAGTAGCTGGTGCGCAGTGTGTTGCGCGTGTAGTGGCGTCGCCATTGTTTGAGGAGTTCGTTGATGGTGGGCTGGTCGTCGGGGTCCACGCCGGCGATGGTGTTGGCGTAGGCGCTTTCGATGGCGAGCCAGCCGGCTTGTCCGCGCAGGATGGGGACGTCGTCGGTGTTCATGATTAGTACCATGCTTCCTGTTGTGCGGTGGGGTCTCTTCTGGTGGTCATGGCCCCGTGGAGGGCTAGGGTGACGGCGTTGAGCGGGCTGATGTCGGTGTCGTCGTCGGGTCGGTTCCAACCGAAGAGGCCGTTTTTGCCGATGGGGCGTGTGGTGGCTTTGGCGGCGGCTTGCCAGAGTGGTTGTTGGCCGTCTTCGGGCAGGTGGGTGAGGGTGCCGTCTCTGAGCATGTCCTGGAGGCGTCCGCAGGCGCGGCCCATGTCGGTGGCGGCGGTGACGGTGACGGTGACGCCGGCTTCGGCGAGGTCGGGCAGGAGCGCGGTGGCGGGGCTTTGCCCGTCGATGACGAGCGCGGCGGTTTGTTCCCAGACCTTGTCGATGAGGTTGACGGCCCACATGGTGCCGTCGTGGTTGGTGTCCCTGTATTCGGCGAGTTCGATGTGGGCGGTGCCGTCGTCGTAGCGCATGCATGCGCCGATGGTCAGGCGTGTGCGTGTGGGGTTCATGTCGATGCCGAAGCTCATGACGCCGCCTGGGCGGCGGGCGTCGATGGTGGCTTCCTCCCATTGGCGGCGGTCGATGGCGCGGCTGAGGGCGTGTTCGTCCCAGATGCCGAGGGCTTCGCGCCGGAAGTCGTCGCCGGTGAGGTTCTCCCACAGGTTGGCGATGGATTCGTCGCTGGTGTGGGCCGGGTAGCTGGGGTTGGCTTTCCTCCATTGTTCGCGGTCGAGGGGGTCGGCGTCGCGGTCGGCGGCGTATTCGACGTAGAGGGTGCTGTGGGTGCGGCCCGCGCGCGTTTTGTCCCTGAGGCGGGTGAACGCTTCGCCGTTGTCCCTTGGCCCGGGCGGGGTGCCCATGTAGATGGTCTGGGGGTTGTAGGCGCGGTTCTGGGTCGGCAGCATCGACGCCATCGCCGAGTCGGACAGGTGCTGGGCCTCGTCGATGACGAGCAGGGCGATCTTCTTGACGCCGCGCAATGCGCCGCGTTCTCGGGCGCGGAAGAAGATACGCGACCCGTTGCGGAAGCGTATCTCCTCTTTGCCGGCGGCGAGGCTGATGCCGTGGTCGGGGTCCACGAGGCCGCTCATCTCCGGCCTGAGCACGATCGCGCACAGGCTTTCGAACGTGTCCTTGATGACGCTGAAGTGCTGCGCCGTCCACACGATGCGCATGCCGGGGGTTCGGGCGGCGCGGTGGATCGCGACCCAGCCGATGTCGTAGGTCTTGCCGGTCTGGCGCGGGATCGACAGCACCGTGTTGCGGGCGCTCCAGAAGCCGTCGGCGCTTTTCGCGAGGATAATCCGGTTGATCTGCCGCTGCCAGACGTCGAACCGGTCGCCCGCCGCAGCGGCGAGCCGGTTGAGGCTCGGCTCGCCGCTGGTGTACAAATCGTCGGGGATGATCTGGCAGGCCGCCCCGTCAATCCTCGTGCTCATCCAATCGTATGTCCTCCGTGTCCAGGGCCTGCATGGCCGGATCATGCTCGTTCGACGCCTTGTCGATCGCCTCGATCTCGGCGCTCATGTCCGCCAAGCGTTTCGTCAGGCTGGCGAGGTCGCGTGAGCTTATCGACCCTTCGTCAAGCTTTTCGGCGATCAGGTTGCGCATCGCCACCAGGAGGCGGCGACGATCACCGGAAGCGGCGGCATTGCTGACCCTATGGGACTTCGACGCGCTCTTCGACCTGGTGGTTTTCGACGTTCCGGCGACCATGACGGCTCCTTGCCAAGTGTGGAAAAAAGTCCGGGGGAAAAACGGCCCTTTGCCCGTGGTGGCCGTGAGGTGGCCGGGCAGGGTCTACTCCCTACCCCCGAACCAGTCCGAGCAGCGGATCGGCCCGGCCGAGACCTGTGCGGCGCGCTGCGGCGCTTTGCCTTGCGTGATGAGGTGGGCGACGCGCTCGCGTGCCCATGCCAGACTGTGCGTGCCCTTGATGGCGTTGCACCATCGGTGCGCCGGCCCGCTGTTGTCGTGCGTCAGGGTGCCGCCTCGCGCCAAGGGTATCGTCTCGTCGATCACGAAGCTGTACGGGTCGGGCGAACGCAGCGTGTAGTCGATGGGCCGATAGCAGATGTAGCAGTCGGCTTGCATGTGGCGCCATCGCTGCTGCTCCAGCCTGCGCCTGTGCCCGTTGCGTTTGCGCGGGTTGCTCACCTGAGCCTCGGTTTCGCGGTGCATTGGCTGACCTCGACGCCGGCCCTGAACACGATCTCGTCGGCGATCAACGGCACCCACACGATGCCCAGATCGTCGCGCCCCACCTCCGGGTAGGGCTGCCGGTCGGCCAATGGGTAAGGGAAGATCAAGCCGTCCACGAGCACACGCCCCCTGCGGGCGTCCACTTCGATGCGCTTGGGACACAACGCCATGACACGCCTCCAATCGAACGCTTGTACGGATCGACAGACTGCGCTCGCCGGCGGGAAGAAGAGGAAAGAACCGGCGGCGAGGCGTCTGTCTGTGGTGGTTTCTCGGGTGCCGCATACGCTGGTTGTGCACGGTGCCGGCGGCGGCTGGCGGATGGTGCGGGATTCGAACCCGCGAAGCATGAGGCTATCATGCTTGCCCGCTTAGCAAGCGGGTGCCTTCGGCCGCTCGGCCAACCATCCAGCGGGAACAAAAAAGCCCCGCCGGCATGGGCAGGGCTTTCTCGATACTCCGATTACACGCGACAGCGTAACACGGAACCGGGTCAGGGGTCAAGCGTCGTTGTGGTCGCGTTCGTCCTTGGCCTGGGCGCACGCCAAGAGCTCCAGCAGATTCCACGCCCAATAGGGGCCCTCGATGTGTCTTGTGCCGGGCATTTTGCCGCGTGCGCGCCAGTTCTTCAGGTCGTTGCCGCTCACGTTGACGCCGGTGTTGGCCCTGATCCAGCGGGCGGCGTCGGCCTGGGTGCGGGTGATGTGCATGAGGCCCGCGCTGCGCAGGTATTCGAGCCTGGTGCGCCGCAAGTCGAGCCATGCGCCGCAGGCGGGGCATATCGCATACCGTGCGTCTCGGGCGGCGTAGATGGGCGTGCGCACCGGCTCCCCCTGCTCGTCGCGACCGTTGAGACAGTCGGGGCATACGCCGATGAGCCGTTTCTCCGCACTGTGCGACGTGGCCGCGTCCACCCGTTCCGCAAGACGCAGGGTGTCCGCGTACAGGCCGGAGGCGTCTTCGAGCCGGGCGAGGTCGCGCATGCGGCGCAGCAGCAGGCGGATGAGGTCGGCCCATTGCATGAGGGTGCGCGCCCGCTCGTATCGGTCATATCCGAGCGGCTTGATGCCGAGCCGGCCGCCCATGAGCTGCAAGTGCACCTCCACCGCGTTGAACAGGGCTTGGGCGGTCTCGTTGACCGGCGGGGCCGCATACGCCGTGTTGCCGTGACGAGGAGAGCGCTCGCGGGTGGTGGCTTGTTTGTAGGCGATCTGCTGGAGGGCTGGCATGCCGGCCTTCAGGAGCCATGCGAGGCGTCGCGCCCAGTCTCGGGCGCATGCCTCGCAGATGGTGGCCTCGGCCGGTTTGCCGCAGATGACGCAGTTGTGTTCCATATCCCCCGCCCTTGTCGGTGCTAGACTTGCCTTTTGGACAATGCAATGCCTCTGCCGCAAGGTGGGGGCTTTTTATTTGCCTCGCCGCCGTTCCCGGCATGGCGGATTGGCCGGGGGCGGCTTGATTTCAACGATTTTTTTAACTTTCCCGTCTATTGTCGCTGATGCCGGCGGGTTTCGGCGGCGCGTACCGGGGTTCGAGGAATTCGGGGCGTTTCGGCTGTGGTGGCGCGGGGTGGGCTTGCAGGATGACGGCCTTCACCTCGTCGATGGGGACGCGCAGGGATTGCGCGGTCTCTTCCGGCGGCACGCCCTTGCCATGCCATTCCACGATGATCTTCCTGACGCCTTCGGTGACTTTCATCCCCTCGCCTCCTGCCGGTCGAGCCGTTCGCATGCGGAGTGCCTGGCGCACATCATGGCGACGCGGCGCATGCACTTGCGGATCGCGCCGTCGCAGGAGAGCGCGAGCGCGGTGAACCGGCCGAAGCATTCGGGGTGCGACACCCTCGCGGTGGGCGTGGCGGTGCCGCGCATGATGATGACCAGCCCGATCTTCCAGGCGGTGACGTTAACGTCGATGTCGATGTCGTTCATTCTCGTTCCTTTCTCGGCCGGTTCGTCCGGCCGTACTGCTTGCCGCCCCATATGCCCTGCAACGGGTAGCCGTTGATGCGGCTGTGCCCGTCGGCCCACTCGCGGCACTCGTCCATGACCGGGCATGTCCGGCAGATGGCGAGCGCCGTGCTGGTTTCTTGGGGTTTGGTGCTGAACCAGAGTTCGGGATCGTATTGGCGGCATGTGGCTTGGTGTCGCCAGTCGTTCATCGTGTGCCGTCTTGGTAGGGGTTGTGGTTGATTTCGTCGTTGAGAGCACTGAAGTGGTTCATGCTGTTGAGGATGGCTTGTTTGCCTTCGTCGTAGGCGTGGATGGTTTCGCGGTTGGTGCGTGTGAAGGGTTCCACGGTGTCGCTGATGGCGTTGACGTGCACGTTGGTGAAGCCGGCGGCTTCTAGGCGTTGTTGGATGGTGAGCATGCCGTGGGCTGGCGATTGTGCGGTGAAGCTGACCTGCATCAGTGGTTCCTTTCCTTGGCGGTGAGTTGTTTGGCGATCGTTTCGCCCAGTGGGGTGATCCGCCATCGTCCCCATGAGACGTGTTCGATGTAGTCCCGTTCTTCCAATGCGTCGAACGTGCGCCGGTGGTTGCGGTCGAGCGGATAGGCGCTGCCTGTCTCGTACATGTCGAGCAGCAGGCCGCGCATGGCGGGCGTGAGCCGTATTCGCCTGGTCATGCTTGGCGTCCTTTCGTGAGCCATGCGAGCAGGCATGAGAGCATGCCGATGAGGGTGAACGTGCTGGAATGCGGGTCGGTCAGGTAGTCCAAGTGCGCACCGCCCGTGGTGGCTTCGTCGAGCCCGCCGCTGTCGTAGGCGAGGATGAACGGGCTGGTGATGCCGACCTGATCCGCGATGAACCGGCGTACTTGCTCCCGTTGCTGTTCGCTCATTTCAACGCCTCCGTCCGCGCGGCAGTGATCGCCAACCGCGCAAGCAGCCGATACTGCTCTTTCGCGTCAGGGTTCAACTTCGACCACAACGGCTCCACCTCCTCGAAGCCCATGCCCGACGTACCCGTATAGACGGCGAGCGCCGCCATATCGATCTCCCTATCGGTGATCTTGCGGCATACGCCGGCCCTGTACGCCTTGCGCGACGCGAGGCACTGGCCGAGACGGGTGATGCCGGTCGGGCGCTCGCCGTTGTCTGGGTAGGGGTAGCGTTCCTCGATCTCGTTGGTGATGATGCTGGTCATGCTTGGTCTTCTTTCGGGTCGGTGGGCTGGTATTCGAGCAGGTAGGGGCTGAGCTTGTCTCGGTGGTCTCGGCGTATGTGGACGGTGCCGATGGTCAGGCCGTTGAGCCGTTGGGCGCAGTCGGGGCATATGTCGATCTCGATGTCGTTGAGCTGGCCCATGGAGGTGCGGTTGGCCGAATACCCGGACAGGCTGAATCGCAGCGCTTCGCGTTTGCTGGTTTCCGTGCCGCATTGGTCGCAGTAGATGCGTGTGCTCATTGTTGGTTCCTTTCGTGTTCGATGAGGCGGTCGAGGCAGGCGAGGGCCGAATAGGGGAAGCCTTGCCGGAGTTTCGCCCATGTGTGCGCTTCGGCGTCGGGGATGGCGGGATCGTTGGCGAGGGTGTCGAGGATGGCGTGTTGTTGGCGTGTCCATGCGATCTTCTCGTCGTGGTCGATGACGTGGCAGAGGTACCATCGGGCTTTTTCGAGGTCTTCGACGGGTCGGCCCTTGCTGTGGTAGCGCCAGAGGTATTTGATGGCGTTGCCGAGGCAGAAGCTGGTGTCTGCGGTCAGTTCGATGCATTCCATGCCCGGGTGCGAGCGTGTGTAGTGGTTTGGTGAGTTGACGGGGTCGTTGGCCCATGTGGTGTGCATGCTTACCAGTCCTTTTCGAGTTCCCGGCAGTCGGGGCAGATGGATGACGTGCTGTCGGTGAGCGGTGCGCCGCAGATCGCGCAGATGGTCGGATCGTTGGCCGGTTCGGGTCGGTGGGTGGCCTTTCGGAGACGTCGGATGAGTTCGATGACGGGGTTGGGGCGGTCCGGGGTTGCTGTGTGGGCGTTCATTGCTTGTCCCTGAGTTCGATGTGTCCCCAGTCGCATGACGCTCCGCCGGAGTCGGAGAAGCATCGGACGGCCGCGCTGCCGTCGGGCAGTTCGTACCAGCGGACGTATCCGGGGTCGGGGTTGTTCACGGTGCCCTGGCCGTCGCCTTTGGGTGTTTCTCCGCATGCCGTGAGCGCGAGGATGGCGAGGATCGCCGTGAGGGTTGCGGGTATTCGTTTGCGGGGGTTCATGATTGGGTTCCTTGGTGTCCGGCTCGCATGATGTCGAGGTAGTTGGCGTAGTCGTTGCGGTCGCGGCGGATGCAGTCTTCGACCCTGTGGGTGCCCGTGTGGCCCTGGTAGGGGTCGTGGTCGAGGGCGAGGTCGCTGATCCGGTAGGTGCTCAAATCGAGTTTCCTGTGGTTGGTGAGTTCCCGCAGCCAGTCGGGGTGGAGGTAGGGGGCGAGTTGGCTGGTGAGCACGTCGATGTCGTAGTCCACGTCGGTGCCGGCGGGGTGGAGCTCGTATTGCGAGGATTCGTCGCGGATGAATTCGGCGAGGTTGCGGGCGACGTTCGCGTATCCGAATTCTTCGGGTTCGGTCTGCATGACGGTGTCCAGGAGCCCGTTGTCGAGGTGCATGCGCAGCACCTTGGGGTCGAGGTCGTAGAGGCTCACATGGTCGGGGTGGACGGGGCAGATGAACCGGTCGCCTTCCTCGGCGGCGTCGAGGCTGGTGACGATCATGCCGATTTCGAGGATTTTCGCTTCCGTGCGGCTGATGCCGGTGGTTTCCAGGTCGATCCACAGCAGCCTGTGCGGCTTGCGGGGTGGTGTCGGCGGGTCGAGGGTTTGGCCGCCTGCGGTGATGTCGTGTTGGGTGTTCATTCGTTGCCTTTCTTGATGTTGATGTGGGTGGGCATGTTTTCGGGTGGCGGGCAGGGGTGGCGTGTGCCGTCCGTGTGGAGTTGCTGCCAGCCGCCGGTGCGGTAGTAGACGGGGATGGTGGCGGGGTCTTTGCCCATGTGGACGAGGTAGCCGAGCCGGTAGGCGCGTGCGGGGTGGGCGTGGACCCATCCGTGGCATCCTGTGGTGCCGCTGCCGCAGAGTTGGAGCAGGTTTTCGGGTTGGTGGAGCCGGTCGAACGGGTGGCTTCGCGGTTCCCTGTGGTGGATGCTGTCGCCGCTCCAGTGGCTGCCGGTTTCCCGGTCGCAGATGGCGCATCGGTATCGGTCTCGCCGTTGTACGATGCGGCGGGTTTCGTCGGTGGGTTTGGTGCTCATCTTTGCGCCTTTCGTTGGCATTCGTTGATGATTTCCTCGGCTTTTTGCTCCGGGTCGATGCCGGTTTTTACGCAGGCCCAGAAGTCGGTTCGCATGCTGTCGGTGAAGGTGCCTACGGGCACGTGGTCTCGGATGTGGCTGGTGATCCACCGGTCGTCGATGACGGTGCCGTCGGGCAGTGCGTGCCGGTAGGGTTTCGGCTGGCTGGGCATGGT